AGCCAATCTTCCACACACACACCCTCATTGTTTTCTTTTTCTGACAAGTCAGACAGTTACGATGAAGACAGGAATATTGCAGAGATTGATTCAGAAGGAGAGGAGTGGTTCAATCCCGTGAGGGAGTACTACGACGAGGTCCACGGCCGCCAAGCCGAGGATGACGCACGGAAGGCCGATGCGTATGCGACAGACGAAGTGTATGGTGCACGTCCTGAAGCAACTCTTGAACCACCAGCGGGCCCTAGCGTGCCCGTCCAAGGACTATCCGGTAAGCTACCGCAACATCTAGTGCAGGAGTACGATCCTAATAAGATAATTGCGCGTGTTCTCAGCCATACGGACTTTGGGAAGATGACAAAGTTAATGGAGCAAACAAAGACAGGCTATCAGACCCTCGATAAAGTCGAGGAGGGTCCTATATATCATATAGCGACTGTGACTGCGCTTTTCTCAAACGCAAAACCACCTAAGGAACAACCGGCCTTGGTGGGGCTCCGTAAAGACGGTGGAACGAGTAAAATGAAGACCGAGGTTCTTGACTATATGCTACCCAGCCGTGGAGCATCCGTGCAAACGAATTCCTTGAAGAATCAATTCGCTCGTCGAAAGGCTCAGACTATATCGGATGAGGAGATCCATAGAATTCTGAGACCCTCTAGGGACCACATTATTAAAACCCTACCACACGTTCCCTTTAAAGTTGAGTACTCCGAAGCAGAGGTACTCTCAAGGGCTTTGAAATCCATACGTGAAAACGATGTAAACCTGGATAAAGGACCAGGGTTCCCATTTTGTTACGACCATATGAGGAAGCAGGACGTTCTATTGGAAGATCTTGACATCCTTCTGTTGATGACTGCCGAACGAGCTAAACTACTGGCCGACACTCCCGTGGATGAGGTTATGAAACTCACTACCAAGGAGCTGTTTGAGCGGTGTTTTGTTTCGCCGGTCAAAATCTTTGTGAAGGATGAGCCGAATAAGAGTAAGAAAATAAAATCGAAGACCGAGAGGATCATAGCCTCCAAGGGTTTTCATGAGGAACTACTGGAGAGAGCCGTCTTTGGCGGCGTAGCTAAGATGATTCAAGAAAACAGGTTTAGTGCCCCTCCTAAAATTGGTGTGGGCTTTACCAAGCATGACAGCGCTACTCTAGCGAGAGCGATGAAAATTTGGA